AGATGAAGTTATTAATTTAGGGAACCAACTTAATAACCAATCTATAAATTCAAACGGTTCCAATCCTTCTATAAAACCTGATGATTCTTCAGTTCAAAATTTATCAACTGAGATTAAAGAATTTCAAACAACCAAATTTATTGATGATGCTGATATAGTGATGAGAGATGAATCACAAATAGATCATTTAGATCCTACATTTATGTATGCTAATGATACACAATTAACAGAACAGTTTCTCAAGGACTTCCTCAAGAAACCGATCGTATTTGCTAGTGGTTCTTTTAACATCACTGATACTTATTCATTTTTTAGTAGTTTCTCTATGCCCCTAAGTGCTTTTAATAGTCCCTCTGGAGGTTTATGGTTAAATAAACTTTTTGGTTATTTTGGTATGAGGTTTGATATGCGTTTTAGAATAGTAGTTAATGCTAACAAATTTCAACAAGGAAGATATATTCTTGGTTGGGTACCTCTTGGAGGAACAACCAGAACTACTTCTAATATTAAAGCAACTTTATTCAATAATATGCATATGGCAACTCTTACTCAACGCACTACTGTACCCCATGTTGAGATAGATCTTGCTACACAAACTAGTGCTGAGCTATTAATACCTTTTGCCTCCACGCAAAATTATTGGCCCATAAGCTCAGCAATTTCTAATGTTGACAATTCATCATTAGGTTTTATTAATCTATACCCATATTCACCTTTGGTTGCTCCTACTGGTTCAACTGTTGCTTCTTATACTATTTATCTGTCATTAGAAAATGTTCAATTATTTGGAGCAGCTTCTCCGCAATCAGCAAGAGTTAAGAAACAGGAAATTTCAAATAAAATGAATGGACCCGTTTCTGGTGTAGCTACAGCTTTCGCTAAAGGTTTTAAAGAATTTGGTGCTATACCGTTACTTTCTGATTATGCTCTCGGAGCTTCTTGGATTGCTGACCGTGTAGCTAATGTAGCATCGATTTTTGGCTGGGCTAAGCCTACTCAAGGTGATAGTATGCAAAAGATTATGATTTTAAATAATCCTGGTCATTGTAATGTTGATGGTGATTCTGAAGTTAAAACGTTGTCTTTTCTCGCTCAGCCTGCAACTGTACCACTTAAAGGTTTAGCTGGTACTTGTTATGATGAAATGGATTTTTCCTATATTGTACGTAAGTACGCTTTTAAGCAAAAATTTGATTGGTCTCTTGGAACTGCTCCCGGTAATTTAGTTATGATTAATGTTACTCCCAATGAAGCAATTCCAGGTCTTACTGGAGCTATAGTTTTTACTCCAGTTAATTTTGTTGCAAGTTTCTTTAGATTTTGGCGAGGTTCACTTAAATATAGATTTAAAATAGTGAAAACAGAATTTCACTCTGGTAGAATTCAAGTTTGTTTTTATCCCACTGATGAATCAGTTTTTACTGCAGATCCTTATTATGTAAATAGACAGATTATTGATATTAGAGATTGCATGGAATTTGAAGTAGTAATACCTTACATTTCCAGAACTCCTTATTTAACTGTTGACCAAATTATGGGAAAACTTTCTATTGATATTGTTGACTCTCTTGTTGCTCCTGCTTCTGTTTCCTCTTCTGTTACCTTTTTAGTTGAAACTTGTGGTGGTGATGATATGGAATTTGCCGTTCCTGGACAAGCCAATTTTTCTGCAAAATTAGCAACTCCTCAGTCTGCTGAACCAGGAAAAACTTCAAAACAAATTTCATTTAACATAGGTAATTCAGCTATATCTGCTAATCCAGTTAACGCATCTGCATATTGTATTGGTGATAAAGTTTCGAATTTTAGAGAATATCTTAAAAGATGGTCATATATTGGTCCTTCAACAACTGGTAGTGCTAATGCTGCTCGAAGTAATAAACTTGGTGCTATAGTTGTACCTGATATTATAATGGCTTATGGTAATGGAACCATTACTGTACCCTCTCAAAATGCTGATCTGATCTCATTAGTTGGATCATGTTATATGTTTTGGTCTGGTGGTGTTAGAATCAAAGATATTTATGATGTGAATGCAACTAGTTTAGCTATAGCATCACAACCTAATACTACCCATAATATTATTAGTTCAGTCTTATCCCAGAAAAATGCAACTGAAAAGCAGTTTTCTACTCAAGCAGGACAATCTTCGACCTATCCCAATTTTCATCAAGCTATGCAGTCTGCAAATGTAAACAGTACTCATGTTGTTGAAATACCTCAGTATACACAAAATTTATGTAGAAATATTTGTGATGTTATTGTTTGGCAAGCTGATTCTTTAGCTGTTACCTCACAGTACATTTCAGGACCTAGTTCTACTCAATATAATGTTAAGTTTACTGGACCAGTTTTATTTGGTGATGGTTTAGACACACTATTTTATGATACCCATAACTTGTATCGTTCACTATCTGATGATGGAAATTTTTCTTTATTCATTAGCGTTCCCCCACTTACAACTTATGGAGTATTGGCTCCTGCTGGATTTTATTAAATCCAACCCTGACAAGGAAAAGTCGTTAAAACCCGTCATACGGACGTAAACCGCCCATCCACGAAGAAGTATAGTTTTACCGATTTTAGTACTTAAGTTCGTTTTCCATCCTATCGGAACCAGCTCTTTTGAGCGTTTGGAAATTTTACGAGACCATTGGTCTATAAATGATTTATAATGTAATACCTTTTACGCAAAACCAATCCTTTTAGACCGTCAGGTCTCTGAGCTTTGGCCAGTCGTGGTTGTAGAAATATATAAGGCCCAACCGGCATTACACTTAGTATTTATTGCTTTTATAGCGATAATATACTCGGCTTTTATTTAGCAAAA